CCTACATGTCGGAACTCGGCACGGTGTGGCAGATGCTGATAAAGAGATCCCGGGCGAAGGAGAACCCGTGGGCGATCCCGCGTGTGCAGCGCGACCGCGACCAGGAGCAGACCGGCAGGGCGTTCACGCGTGAGGAGGAGAAGCGGATCTTCGAAACGGCCGAGAAGGTCGGGCACGAGTGGTTTGAGATGTGTGTGATCGCACGGTACACCGGACTACGCATGACCGACGTCAAGGGGCTCAAGTGGAGTCAGGTGGACATGGACAACCGGCGGATCATCGTCAAGCCGATCAAGACCGCCCGGCACGGAATCGAGGTGGGACTGCCGATGCACCCGAAGCTGGCGGCGATACTGGCGAGTCGTGCCCAGGCACGCGAGGACGAGTATGTGCTGCCGGAGAGGGCGAGGCACGACGGCAAGAAATACTTCAAGGGCGATATGGCGTTCTCGAAGATCCTGAAGCTCGCAAAGGTGACGGATGACGGAGACGGGAAGTACAAGCTCAGCTTCCACTGCTGGCGGCACACGTTCGCGACGCGACTGAGCGAGGCCGGGATCGATAAGGACACGCGCATGGCGCTCGGCGGCTGGACGGTCAACGAGACCGAGCGGATCTACAATCACGACTGGCAGAGCTTAAAGACGGCCATCGACGCGATGGAGTAGGACGCGCCTATGGACGCGTGGCGATTTCAAGTTGCCGGAGCTGCTTGCGCAAAAAGCGGATCGGAGCAAGCAGCCATTGACGATTCGGGCGAAGTTTCTTCCAGGGCACGATCACTAATACAGCAAGAACGACTATCCAGAATACTACCGTCAAAAGAAGAGCCAGTATGCTAAATCCTTTTTCATCCAGTAGATCTGCAAACAAGCAATATGGGAGACAGGGGATGACCAATGAGATGAGGGCAATAAGCGGGTAAAAAATATAACACAAACCAAGTAGGCAATATACAACGAAGTCGCGGAATGAATATCGCGTCTGCGTTTTGTCCTTATCAATGGAGCTATTCAAAGCGTGCTGTGATTTCTTTGGTGCGACAAAGTCGATCCATGCACCGTCTTTCGTGTGTATGGCGCTGCTGCCATCCTCATGGATATGAACGGAGCTACCGTCATCGTAGTGATAACTTTTCATAGAAGCATTATATCACATTCGTCACAAGGAAATAGATCACTTCACGGTCTCGCCCTTGAAGGTCTTTGCGATTGCAATACAAACATTGAAAGCGCACATCAACAGAAACGCACACAAGCCGTTGATCAGCATTAGAGGATAGGTGATCACAAGCAGCGGATCGAATGATCGCTCGCGCTTGCGCTTTGGCCGACCGGCTCGAGCTTCAGCGATCGCCTGCTCGCACTCGCTCGTCGAAGCCGAGATGCCAATGGACGCCAAGCACATCCGCACGCGCTCGACAAGACGTGCGTCGTCGCCGCCAGCCGACAAACAGGCCACGGCAGCGGAGCGCAACGACTTCGCGCGAGCTTCCGGATCGGGTCTATGCATGGAAATTGCCATGCGCGGATTATAGCAAATCGCCGCGCGGAGAATGTATAAAAATTGTATTATTTTTGTAGTTGCGGTGACTACTCACCTTGTGGTATAATTGCGCCGAAGCCCCAAAAAGGGCAGACAAGGAGGCCAACATGCTGATCAATGAAAAAGCCAAGAAAAAAAAGAACAGGCACGGGCAGCACCACGAAGACCTCGTAGGGTTCTCCGGCTACATTACGCCCGAGCTGAAGGCGCTCGCCCAGGTGACTGCCAACGAACTGAAGACGACCATGATGGATCTCGTCCGCAACGGAATCCAAAACGAGGCGACCAGGGCGGGCGTCATGCTCAACGGAACAGTCACACCTAAGTACCGCGCGATCGTCGCCGCATACGCTGACGCCTACCGCGCAAAGAAAAAACTACAATCCCAGAAAGGAGAATGACAATGCCAAAGCTGGAAGAACTGAAGCCATCCACCCGCAAGACGATCAGGCGCATCGCCAAAGCATCGGGACTCACGCCCGAAAAGGTTTTACGCGTCATGCTGAAACCTACCAATGCCCACGGGGTGACTACTCACCTCGACTACGGGATCTAACATGGACATAGGGTGACAACTCACCACACAAGGAGACCGAACGATGAAAACAACGACGATAAAAGAAGGCGACAAGGTAAAGAGCAACGGCAAGTACGCCGACATCCAACGTAAGTTTGGCGACACCGTCCAGACCGTGAAGTACGTCGGCAAAATCCCGAGCTGCAAGCAGGACATGGTCTGGCTTGTCGGCGGAGGCGGATGCTTCATGGCTGATGGCTTCACGGTCGTGGAGGCCGTCCACCCCGAAAGCAAGGAGGGCTGAGCGATGGATGAAAAGATTGCGACGCCAGGCTGGAAGCCGGAGACGCAGGAAGAACGCGAGGCGGTAGTGGAACACTGCCGCTCCCTCGGCATGGGACTCCAACAGGCGTGGCGGTTCGTCAGGTTCTACTCCGTGCGCAGATGGGTGTTGACGGATGTGTCGGTGGATCAAGCGGCGAAGGAATGGATCGCCGCAGCCAAGCGCACGGGCCTGTTACCGAGCGTCGGGGACAGGCTGGAGAAACTCGCGGAGGATATGCGCGAGCTGCGCAAGACGCTGCAGGCGATTGCGACCCTCCTCAGCCTCGTCCACGGCAAGAAAGGCGAGACGGACATCGGGCGGGTAATCGCCGAGATGCTCGGCAAGACCTACACGGACCTCAAACTCGTCAAACTCAGCAACGGCGTCGTAGGGAGTGCGGGCGACGGAGGCTCTCAGCGAGAGCTCGTCGAGAAGATCGAGGGTAGCGAGGCCGGCGGCGAGAGCGTCGGGAGTGAGGGTGTCTGAGGAGTAGTTCTTCATGGCGGAAATTATACCACAAGGAGACCGAACGATGAGCAAGAAGAAGAAGCGGAACAAGGGCGCGTGGGCGAGCCACGTGAGAGCCGTGCGGAAGCGCCAGGCCGAGCGGCTGAAGGCGTGGCACTTCAACCACAAGAACGACGAGGCCTACCGCGTGAAGCGGGCGGAGGGATCGCGGCGGCACCTCGAGCAGGTCTACCGCGACGCGGAACTCGGGCGCATGACGCGCGAGATGCTTGCCGGGCTCGGCGACGTCCTCGCGCGGCTCGCCGCGCTCAAGACCGCAGCGCAGGGCAACACACAGAAGGAGGACTAACGATGTTCGGAATACTTGAAGAAGTCGCAGACGCGGTGAGCGAGGCGATAACCGCGACCACAGAAGTCGCAGCGGGCGTCGCCGTCGGAGCCGTCGAGGGAGTCGTCAAGGCGCCGGTGGTCGTCGTTGAGAAGGTCGCCGACAAGATAATGGAGGACTAAGCGATGATCACTATGGAAGAAGGGCTCGAGGATATCGGGCGGAAGTTCAAGGTCGGGGCGGTGTACATCGCGACGCCGGCGCTCGCGGGGCTGCCGGAGAAGCTCGGCGTGATCATCGGAAAGAGCGGTGCGACGCTGCAGGTGGCGTTCGTCGACGAGCTGGCGACCGGCCGGACCAAAGAGATCGAGGGGCGGGACTTCGCGACCGTCAAGACGCAGACCGGGCAATACAACCTCTCGGCTTGCATGAAGGCGGCGGCCGCCGACGCGGCGATCGTGAACGACATCCTGAAGCACCAGGGAAGGGCGGTGGGGCGATGAAGAAGTATAGCGTCAGGTATGTGTGTAGAACGCCCGACAGGGTTAGTTCGCGCGTGATCACATTCAAGGCGCTGAGCGTGGCGGATGCGCTTGTCCGGTTCGAGAGGTCGGGCCGGAGCGAAATGACCTACAAGGATGTGGATGTTGAAGCCGTGTGGCAGTGCTCATCATGCGAGTGCAGGGCGAGGAAGTCGGAAGGAGGCATGAAGTGACCGACCGGAACCAGAAGATGCGCGACGCGCTGAAGGACATCGAGGCGCACATCACGGCGGCGCTCGCCCAGCAGCCGGAGGACGAAGCGAAGTGCGGACAGTTCCTCTACGACGCGCTCGCAAAGGTGTTCAACATCGCGGACACGGCATGCCACGAGGCGAACGCGGCCTACCGCGAGGCCGTGAACCACGCGGTTGCGGCGCTCGACCCGAACAGCGGGGAAACCATTTCCGGCAATGACGCCGGGAAGTAAATACAAGAAACAAAGGAAACACAAAATGCCAGAGTACAAGAAATACATCCGCTGCCACGTCGTCAAGGCGACGCCCATGACGCGTGGCGAATCCTACGCGCTTCGCGGCAAGGCAACACCCGCGAACGAGAATGTCGGCGACGAGGGCTATCACGTCGTCTATCCCGACGGCTACGAAAGCTGGTGCCCCAAGGCACAGTTCGAGGCCGCTGGACGTCCGATCGACGGCATGACCTTTGGACAGGCCATCGAGGCCATGAAGCAGGGCATGAAAGTCGCGCGGCGTGGCTGGAATGGCAAGGGCATGTGGCTCTGCGTTCCGCTTTGCAATGGCCCGCGGGAGATTCCGGCAACGGGTATCTGGGGCAAGCCGAACGCTGAATATGCCGAGCAGAACGGCGGCACAGTCACGGTTGTGCCCTATGTCACGATGAAAGCCGCAGATGGCACTATCGTCATGGGTTGGCTTGCGTCGCAAACCGACATGCTGTCCGATGACTGGTGCATTGTCGAGTAACCGACTATTGTGGCGGCGGGTTCTTCCCGTCGCCACACATCAACAAAGGAGACCAAGCAAATGAGTAGATACCCACGAACGAAACGCGGCATGGCCAAGCGGCGCAACAACGCCGACGTCGGTCGCAGCAAGCACAGGCCTGGCCTGCAGTTCAACCCCAACAACGGCGAGCCGAACTCCGCAAGGTGGCTCGCGGAACAGCGCAAGCTGGGCCTTCGCCGCCCGCGCTAAAGGAGGACACGAAGATGAAGAAGAAAGCGAAAGAGACAGCGGACGCCAGGGCGTTCGCGCACAAGTCGATCGAGGTCGCGGCGCACCAGCTGCGCTTCGCGCCGTGGAACCCGCGGCCCGAGATCACGAGCGAGAGCGTCGCCGACATCACGGCGAGCCTGCCGAAGGTCGGGCTCATCCACCCGCTCGTCGTGATGAAGGATCCCGACAAGAAGGGCAAGAAGGGCGAGGAGTACTACCTGATCATCTCCGGCCACCGGCGATACAAGGCGTGCGTGGACGCGAAATACTTCCCGATACCGTGCGACCTCGTGGACGTCGATGTCGAGAAGGCGAAGCAGATGACGATCATCGAGAACCTACAGCGGCGCGACGCCGACCCGCTGATGGAGTCGGAGCTCGTCGCGAGCCTGATCGAGGGCGGCATGACGAAGGCGGAGATCGCGGCGGAGACCGGGCGCGGCGAGCGCTGGGTCGCAAGGCGCGCGAACCTCATGAAGCTCTCCGAGGGATGGCGCGAGCGCATCAGGAAGGGCGAGAAGTTCACGACCGACTGCCTCGAGCACATCGCCGCATACCCGGAGGAGATCCAGGAGAAGCTGAAGGACGAAGGCGAAGGATACGACGACGTCCCGATAGCATGGGCGGATGTCCGCTATGATTTCCAGAACGAGAGCTGTGACCTGAGGGCTGCCGAGTTCAACACGACGCAGTGCCTCAGCTGCACGAGCAACACTGGATGCTGCCCAGACCTCTTCGACCAGGACGGCAGGAAGAACGCGCAGCTCGGGCAATGCCTGTGCAAGAAGTGCTGGCAGGAGAAGACGGCTGCCCATGTAGCGGACATTATCGCCAAGGCCGAGAAGAAGGGCGTCCAGATAGTCCACAAGACACCGTGGAGTTGCGACGTTTACGACTACGACAAGCGCAGATCCAAGGAGCGCACCACACTCTACGTGATCAAGGAGTGTGACGGAAAGACGGACTACCGCTGGGGCAGGCCGCCGGTCAATGAGGCAAGCGGCGCCGGCGCAGAGCCGGACGGCAGCTCGGCCGAAAAGAAGCTCGAGGAGAAGCGCGAGAAGCGCGAGCGCAACAAGGCGATCCGCAAGCTCGCCGCGCTCTGCGCCACCGACGGCAACCTCGCAGAGTGGCTGGACGCGTTCTTCTACGACCAGCGGGAAAAGGGCGTCGCGCGATACGCGCCGTTCATCGTAAACCACCTATTCCACGGGATAGACCCCTACGACCTGCCCGGGTCCGACACCAACATGAACGACGCGGCGGCGGCCTTCTGCCTTGGCAAGTTCGAGATACCGAAGCACTGGACGCGCCTGGTTGCGCCGCAGATCATCCGCGAGCTTGATCCGTCGAGGTGCGAAGGATACAGGGCGGTGCCAAACGCACGGCTCATCTGCGAGATGTTTCCGACCCAAGTGACGCTCCCGCCCGACGGACTCACCAAAGAGGAAGTCGCGCTCATCAAGGGCGAGAGCGATCCGCTTAAAGAGATGGAAGTCGAATGGGACGACGAGCCGGACGACGCACAGGGAGAAGACTGACAATGAGCGTGCAGCAGGAGATGATGAGGCTCGCCTCGGAGCGGTCGAGGGCGATGGATCTCGCGGCGGCCGCCGGGAGGTTCCTCGCCGCGCCCGAGGGGGCCGACGGCATGCTGCCGCTCAAGAAACGCGCCGAGGAGACGCTTGACGCAGCCCTCGCCGTGACAACACACCACACAAACAGAATCGTGCAACTAAAGGAGATGCTATGAACAACGAAACGACAAATGAGGCAAAGAAAAGCAAAATGATACCGCAGGCAGAGAACCTGCTGAAGATGGCGGGACTCGACGACGATGCGATAGCGGAGCTCGAGTTCTGGTGGTACTTCAGAGCGCCTGCGTCGAAAGGCCACCACCTCGCCGTGCCGGGCGGGCTCGTGCGGCACTCGATCAACGTGACAAAGCGGCTCGTCGACCTCACTAAGGCGCTCGACCTGAAATGGCCGAGGAAGGAGTCGCCATACCTGGTTGGCATGCTGCACGACGTCGTCAAGGCGCGGACATACCGCGTCGACGAAGCGGCGACAGCGTCGCCGATCCGTCCCAAGTACAAATACGTGCCGACGGTGTACGGCGGCCACGGCGCGGCGAGCGTGATGATGATCACGTCGGAGCTGCAGAAGTCGCTGTATCCGGAAGAGGCGCTTGCGATCCGCTGGCACATGGGAGCGTTCGGGCTCGCCGGCGACGAGCTCAAGGAATACGACGCCGCGCTTCACGCGTGCCCGACCTTGCTGATCGCGACACACACGGCCGACATGCTCGCCGCAAACGTCGACGAAAGGGAGCTGTGACATGGCTGTGGAGAGCGTGACATTGACGCGGCACGGCTGGATCAAGCACCTCGCCACGGTGCAGGGGATGCTTAAGCTCGTCGCGACGATCAACGAGAACGTCGAGCCCTCGTTCGGCCAGGCCCAGTGCGAAATCGAGCGCAAGGACAAGATCTCGAAGGCGATCACCAAGCTGCAGGAGCTCATCTGGGAGACGGGCGCCGTGTCGGAGCGGATCCACCGCGAGCGCGGCGACAAGGACCCCGGCTTCGACGCGCAGGACCGCGACATGTGCAACGAGGTGAACGAAACGAGGCTTAGGCGCCTGTGGGAAGCCGCAAAGGAGCTCGAGCTTAGCGCGAGGGCCCTGTGGGATCCGACCGCGCCCGAGGTCGTGGAGCCGGAAGTGGAGTACCCGGGATTCGTCGAGCCGCCGAACAAGGGCGGCGACCCGAACCAGCCGCTCCTGGGGCTCACGCCGAAGGAGCCGCCGGCGATCGACCCGAGCCACCTCGTCGACTACAAGATGGAGCAGGCGAACGACGACACGACGAAGCCGGACGACGAGGAGGAATGAACGTGAAGCGGTGCAGGGACTGCCCGAAGTGGGCGAACGTGTGGTGCTGCATATTCGCGCGCCGGCAGCCCGGCGCCGCTCCGGCCTGCGAGTACGGCAGGAAGCTGATCCGCAACAAGTACATGAGGATCTACATGCAGGAGTACAACAAGAAAGGAGCAAGGCAAGGATGAACGAGAATCCGGAAGAGCTGAAGGAGCACTGCGACACGTGCCCGGTGGCCGCCGAGTGCAAGAGGGCGTTCGGCGACTACTGGCAGGACAAGTCGCGCGGCGGGGTCGGGTGCGTCTACCCGTTCCCGGCCCCGGGCGCGAAGCCCGCGGACGACGCGGAGGTGCAGTACCAGGACTACGTGGCCTCGAAGCCGGTCGCGCAGCCGGAGCTGCCGAAGCACGAGCCGTGGGAGATCGCGCACGTGACGCGCGGCACGAGCGCCGGGGTGCTGTGCACCAGCAAGCGCAACGGCATGGGACGCGCAAGACAGGGGAGCTTCCTATGAGCAACAGACTACCTAGGGAGCTGCCGCTCGACGTGAGCGGCAAGAAGTACCTCGTGGGGTTCTTCTTCCACGTTAAGGCGTACCTGAAGCCGACGGCGCAGGGGAAGCCGCCCGCGCCGCAGTCGGTCTACAAGGTGCTGCGCGACGAGAGGCCCTCGAGGACGCTCCTCGCGAACATCTTCGAGAACTGCCCGGACCTACTAAAGCACCCGGCGACGAGCGCGGACGTGCAGCGGCTCTACCTCGACTGGACGACGAACGGGCACAAGCTGCCCGAGCGCTATGGCCGGGGCTACACGTGCGCGAGGGATTGCAAGTGAGAAAGGAGGTTGCATGGCTACTCAGCTATTGAAGCACAGCCAGCCGATGAGGTTCACCGGCGAGCAGTGGGGCGGGCTCAAGAAGGCCGCAAGCCGGTTCCGGGTGACGGGCCGGCAGAACGCACAGCGGCAGATCAACCAGCTGTTCATGGCATACTTCGGGATCATCGACGACCCGATATCGTCGGCGACGATGGCCGCGATGATCGCAGACAGGCAGGGCAAGGCCGGAGAGGGCGAGGCGCAGTAGTGCACGCCAACTTCGAGAAGGCCGTCTGGACGGCGAGCTGCCACCCGAAGATCAGGTGCTGGAAGTTCGTGCTCCTGAACCTGTGCTACCACGCGAACGCGGAGGGCGAGGCATTTCCCGGGATATCCACGATCGCGAGCGAGACGGGCTACACGGCGAGGGCGATAAAGGACGCGCTTGCAGGCCTGGAGGCGCTTGGAATCATCAAGCTCAAGGGTCGGTGCGGCCAGCAGAACAGGGTGTCAGTCTACGACATAACAGGGGTGTCGACAAATGTAGATAACTTGGTCAATGGTGAAGTGAGTTCCAAAAAAGGGGCGTTCAATGGTGAAGTGAGTTCCATCAATGGTGAAGTGAGTTCCAAAAAAGGGGCGTTCAATGGTGAAGTGAGTTCCGTCAATGGTGAAGTGAGTTCCAGTAGAAGTATATTAGGAAGTAAGAAGTTAGTAAGTAAGTTAGTAAGTAGCGCGGCCAATGGTGAAGTGAGTTCACCATTTGTAGACAACTCCAGAAAACAAGTGCGGAATCACTCGGCTGAAGGAAGCCCTCCGCCGCATGGCGCTCGGCCGAGACAGGAAGGCAAAGAGGAGGGCGCCAGGCCGGACTACAGAGCGCTCGTGAGGACGCCGGGATGGAAGCCGAAGACACAGGAGGCGCGCAGGTTCTGCATGGCGCACTGCTACGCGCTCGGCGCGAGCAGGGAAGAGGCAGAGGAATTCATCCGCTTCAACGCGATCCGGAAGTGGACGTGCTGCGAGTGCGGCACGGTGAACGACGCGGCGAAGTCGTGGGTCGCGAAATGGAGAGAGGACTATCCGGACAGCTTCGCGGCCGAGCGCGAACGGCGCAGTAGAGAGGCCGCGTCGAAGACGCTCGGCTGAAAAGTGGATTTTTCGTCAGTAAACGCAAGTAACTACAAGCGAAGGACAATCTTGACATGAAACAGCCAAATCTACAGGAGCACAGCTTCGCGATGAAGGTCGCGTACGGGACTCCGCAGCGCGACGCCTACATCGCGGTGTTCGGCGGCGACCCGAAGACGCCGAAGGAGATCAACGCGGTCGACGCGAGGGCGTCGCGCCTCGCCGCGCGCGAGGACATCGCGACGCTCATCGCGGACGAGCAGAAGCTGAAGGGACAGCGGATCAGCGCCGAGGAGCGGAGAATGGCCGAGGAGATTCGGCAGAACCTCGGCTCATCCGTGCTCTCCGCGCAGACCAAGGGCGAGACGCTCAAGGCCAACGTGCTGAAGGGCACGGAGCTCTTCCTCAAGTCGACCGGACAGTTCGCGCCCGAGGAGCACATCCTCAAGAACGGCGGCATGGCCGAGGGCGCGTTCGTGCCGCGCGGCGTAGAGGGCATGAGCGACGAGGACCTCAAGAAGATCATCGAGCGCGAGCGTCGGACGATCGACGTGAAGCCAATCGAGCCAAAGGACGGCGGAGGAACGCAAGGCGCCGCGCCCGAGGAGGCCAAGCAATGATCGGCGCAAGAGAGGCGATGGTCGAGCTGCTGCGACGAGCGGCGCAGACCGACCTGCTGTCGTTCCTGCAGTATGTCTGGTGGATGCCGACGCCACTTCGGATAGGGCGTCACACGCGCGCCATCTGCGACCGGCTGACGAGGGCGTGCCGTGACTACCTGGAGTTCGGCAAGACGACCTACCTCGTGATAACGCTTCCGTTCCGACACGGAAAGAGCGACATCATGTCCAGGGCGTTCCCGCCGTTTTTCCTCGGCGCGTGCGCGGCGAAGCAGCCGAACGTGATAATGAGCGGATACGGCGCAAACCTCATCGAGGGATTCAGCACCAAGGCGCAGGAGATCATCCGGAGCGAGGCGTATCAGCGCGTGTTTCCCAACATCAAGATCGGAAAGAAGACGAGCGCTGCGGAATGGTCGGTAGAGGGAAGCCAGTCGACGGTCTACGCGACGGGCCTCGGGGGATCCATCACCGGGCGCGGCGGAAACCTGATCGACGTGGACGACTACCTGAAAAACCGCGAGGAGGCAGAATCCAAGGCGCTTCGCGACAAGCTGTGGGAGAGCTTCAAGGACGACCTCATGACGCGAATGAACGCGGGCGGCGGAATCGTGACAGTGTGCGCGACGCGCTGGCACGCCGACGACATCATCGGACGCATCAAGGAAGAGATGGCGAAGGACCCAGACTACCCGCGCTTCGAGTTCCTGGAGTTCCCGGCGCACAAGGAAGGGCCTGATGGATGGGATACGCTCTTTCCGGAGATGTACGACGAGTCGTGGTACCGCACTCAGCGGACGCAGTTGGGGCCGTACTCGGCCGCGGCGCTTCTCGACTGCGACCCGCGCCTCGCCGGCACGACGCTCTTCAGGCGCGAGTGGATCAACTACTACACGGGAGAGCTGGACTGGCGAAGGATGCGCATACACATCTTCGTAGACGGGGCGAAGTCGAAGAAAAACGGAAGCGACTACACGTGCATCCAGGCGTGGGGCAGGAACCGCGACGGCGCCTACTATCTCCTCGACTGCGTCCATGCGCGGCTCAACCTCGCGGAAAAGATTGCGGAGGTGTTCGCGATGGTGGAGCGCTTCGGCGGCAACAGGCGCGTCGAGGTCGTGTGGTGGGAGCAGGTCGGGCCGATGAGCGACGTGGAGGCGCTAAGGATCGAGATGGACAAGCGGCTCTACCACTTCACCGTCGTGGAGCTTCACCACAACACCAACAAGGACTTCCGCATCAAGCGGCTCGTGGTGCCGTTCGCGAACCACGAGATGTGGCTGCCGCTGAAGCTCATCAAGACGCGCATCGTCGACGCCGGCGGCGGGCGCGCGCCCGAGGCGAAGGTCTACGACGCGGTGCACGAGCTCGTCGAGGACGAGATGATGCTCTACACCGGCGACCAGGAGTCGATACCGCACGACGACATGCTCGACTGCATGGCGGACCTCACGGACGAAGAGGTGATTGCGCGCTTCACGCCGCCCGAGGGAACGGCGGTCGAGTCGCACGAGTTCGGCACGCGGAGCAACAGTTCCAAGCGGCTCTTCGCGCGATAGCGTCAGCTTGTGGACACCTTGCGAACATCCGCGGGAAAACTATCAACAGGTGTAGACAAAAATGTCGACAACTAACCGCTTGGACACGGCGTCGAGAAACCTGTCAAGCGGAAAATTAAAAAAGTTGTCGACACGCGGCCGCACCCTTGGAAACAAAGGGCGAAACGCGTTTTTTCACGTCTCGGCGAATTGAAGCGGACTGCATAAGCGCGCTTTGATTAAACTCGGCGCATCTCTCCTTCGGGTGTATAATGGGCGCACGACAAGGACACCAACACAAGGAGGTTCAAATGGGCAGCTCGGGTAGCTCGGGAAACAAGCAATACATGTACGCGCAGATGGCAATGCAGAAGCGGCAAATGGAGCTTATGCAGCGCCAGCACGAGGACACTCTCGCCCTGCAGCGCGAAGCGATGGACAAGCCCGTCGCGGCCGTTCAGAAGAGCGTCTCGACCGCCACGGCCGACATGGTGAATAACCAGGAGGCCGAGCGGAACAACCTGAGGGGCATCCGGTCGACATACTCGATCTTCGCCCGGCGGAAGGACGACGACGAGGGCAGGGGCACGAAGCTCGGCGACTGAGCCGCGCCGGGAGGTGGACGGACATGGCTCGAAGAATTCCGAGGAAACCAGACTACGCAGCCGTGAGGAAGCACGCGGCGAAGCAGCTCGACGCGCTTTTCACGCACCTCGACCGCAACCGCTCGACGTACGCGGACGTAAACCGCGAGTTCTACCCTCTCGGCGTCGCGGGATGGACGAAGCAAGCGGAGGACATCGCGGACTCGGAGCTCTACGACGAGGAGCACCGGATGCTCACGACGATGCCGATCATCTGCCGCGGGAAGGGGTCGGCCGGATTCAACTCCAACCTGACGCCGCCTGCAAGCGCGTGGTTCCGGCTCAAGAGTTCTGCGACCAGCGACGACGCGTCGCACCAGCGCAAGTCGGCGCTCGACAAGGTGACCGAGGCGGCCCGCGAGGTGATGAGCCGCTCGAACACCTACAAGTCGCTCGCGAAGCTCTACGACCACCTTCTCGTGAACGGCTTCGGCTGCATGCTCGTGACGCGCGACGAGCGCTACACCGTGAACGTGAGGACGCTGCGGCCCGGGACTTACGCGCTCGGGATCGGCGCGGACGGCATGGTGAACCGCTGCGTCAGGCGCTTTGCGTGGACTGCCGAGCAGATCGTCGACGCGTTCGGCGAGGCGGGCGTCCCGGAGCGCATCAGGAACCAGTACGGCAACGTCAAGCTCTTCTGGACGGTCTACAACCTCATCGAGCCGCACGCGAGGAACCGCAACGACAAGGTGGCGAACAAGACGGGGCTCGACAAGGACTTCGAGTATCGCTCGATCTACTGGCTCAAGGACGGCAACGACAACGACCCGCAGTGCGGAGTCGTGGAGATCTCCGGCTTCACGATCAAGCCGATCATCGCGCCGCGTTTCGACTACGAGCTCGGCGACACCTACGGCACTTCACCGTGCATCAACGCGCTGTCGCTTGCGCGGGGCGCGCAGACGTTCCGCTACGACACGCTCAACATCTCGGGGCTCCGCGGCAATCCGCCGCTTGTGGTGTCGGCGGAGTTCAAGGACGAGGGCTTCGACGCCGGGCGCGGAGGGATCAACTACGCGCGCTACGGAGACCAGAACCGCTCGATGGCGCTTCCGGTGTTTGCGCAGCCGCCGGACGCGGAGGACGCGAGGAAGTCGCTCGCCGAGGTTGTCGACGAGATGAAGACGCTCCTGTTCGTGACGGCGTTCCAGACGATCGACTCGCTCAAGATGAACAAGGGCGTCAAGACCGCGACCGAGGTGGACGCGCTCGTCCGCGAGAACATGGAGGCGCTCGGCCCGGTCGTGATGAACCTCGACCGCGAGCTCCTCGACCCGCTCGTTTCCGCGATCGTGCACTATATCATCGCGGACGGCAGGCTCGACCTCGGCCAGGACGGCGAGGAGGCCCTCGGCGGCGGCGAGATAGAGTACATCTCGCAGATCCACGTGGCAGCGCGTCAGACGACGATTGCGACGCTCAGGGACAACGCGCAGCTGGTGCTCAACCTGTCGCAGGCGTATCCGAAGGCGCGCCACCGCCTTGACGTGGACGGCTTCATCGACAAGTACGCCGACTTGACCGGATGTCCGGAGGGGATCTTCGCAAGCGACGACGAGGTCGAAAAGGCGCGCGAGGCCGACGTCAAGGCCGCGGCGGAGCAACAGCAGCTGCAGAACATGGAGACCGTGTCGAAGGCGGCGGCGGCGGCGGGCGGCATGCCCACCGACGACCAGCACGCGGGCTCGAGGCTCGTACAGGCGCTTTCAGGAGGTGTGCTATGAGCGAGAAAAAGACAAAGCCGAAGCCGCCGTTCGCGGACACGGCGGAGCCGAAGAAGGACGCAGGCCGCGCGGCAGCGGCTTCAATGCGCCGGCGCGAGTCCTACGAACGGCTGATCGCGAACGACGACTTCAGGGAGTTCATGTTCGCGGTGATCTTCCAGCTGTGCGGGTTCGAGCACGATCTCAGGGACACGACCGAGTTCGAGCGCGGCATACGCGCCGCGGCCTCGTACATCCGGCGCGAGCTGCTCGCGGCCGACGATGCGCCCAAGTTTTTCGCGGATCTCGACAAGCGGTACTACGCCGGAGTGCGGCGCGGCATCATCGAGGCCGAGAACAAAAACAACCAAGATACAAGGAGACCATAATGCACAAACTTATGTTCTGGGCGATCGCCGCGACATTCGACAATCGCCTCATGGAAGAGAACGGCGGCACAGGCGGCGGCGAAGGCGGCGGCGGTGCCGGCAACGGCGGTACCGGCGGCGAAGGCGGTCAGGGTAGAGCCGGCGGTACGGGCGGCGGCGAAGGCGGCGGTGCTGGCAATGGCGGCACGGGCGGCGGCGAAGGCGGTCAGGGCGGAGCCGGTGGCGAAGGCGGCGGTGCTGCAGGCAATGGTGGCACAGGCGGTCAGGGCGGCGGCACGGGCGGACAGGGCGGCACAGACAAGCCGTTCCTCGGCGGCGGCAACAAGCCGCCAGAGAACAACAACGGCGGCGAGAACAAGAACCAGCAGCCGCCGAACGCGCCAGACGAGAAGGCGTATCTCGACGCCATCAAGAAGGACGAGCAGCTCTTCGGCAAGGACGACAACCTCGTCTTCGACCAGAACCTCGTCAAGGCCGTCATCCCGACGTGCCAGAAGTACGGCGTCTCGGTTGAAGCCGCGAACGCGATAGCGAACGCCTTCGCCAAGGCGCAGTTCGACGGCGCGCGCGCCGCGTACAAGGAACGCTGCGACTACTTCGCCAAGATGAACGGCGAGGCGAGGGCGAAGTACACCGACGGCGACTTCGAGCAGATCAACCGCGGCATCGACAAGTGGTTCAAGCCGGGCGGCATTATGAACAACGTGATCCGGAACTCCGAGCTCGGAGCGGATCCCGAGTTCCTCGCGCTCATGCACGAGCTCGGCGCGGCGGTGAAGGAGGACGGCGGCAAGGGTGCCGCGGCCGGCGGCGGCGAAGACGTCGGCGACGGGAACGGCATCAAGGGGCTCTCGAAGCTCTGGTAATCGATTTCGCCCGAGGACGGGTTCGCGGGTGCGACTCAAGGCCAAGGGCAGGAAACCAAAAAAGGAAACCAAGAAATGCAGGTAAACGGAACACGCGTCCTGACGTACGTAGACTTCCTCAAGGGTCTCGACGCCAAGGGCAACTTCAACCACCGCGTCATCAACCTCGCGGTCAAGTCGAACGAGATGCTCGACGACATCACCGTCATCGAGGCGAACAACGGAACGGCGCTCGAGACGACCTACCGCACGGAAGTGCCGAAGCCCGTCTGGACGCAGTACTACACCGGCACGCCGTCCAACAAGGGCAGCAAGGCCAAGCTCAAGGTCACCGGCGGCCGCATGTCGACCAAGGTCACCGTCGACAAGAAGATGTACGACGCCGCGAAGGACAAGGACGCCGTCATCGCCGACGAGATCGAGAGCGCGCAGGACGGCATGAAGCTCGAAATGGGCAACATGCTCGTGTACGGCCGCCTCGACGACAATCCGCTCGGCTTCAACGGCCTCTTCAAGCACTACGACCGCTACGGCGCGACTGACGACACCGACTCGGCGCACTACGTCATCAACGCGCTCAAGGCGTACAACGGCACTCCCGCCGCGACCGACGACGGCAAGACGTCCGACCTCGGCTCGATCGCGCTCGTCGGCTGGTCTCCGAGGACGATCACGTGCTTCCACCCCGAGGGCGACACCCAGGGAGGCATCGAGATCACGCCGAAGCGCGTCGTGGACGTGGTCGACCCCGACAAGGGCGGCGACGCCACCTACGAGGCGTACCTCCAGTACCTCTACTGGAACCTCGGCCTCGCGGTTCGCGACTTCCGCTACGGCGGGCGCATCTGCAACCTGCAGCGCGACTACATGCTGACCGGCGCCGACAAGGGCGCGAGCTACGTCGAGCTCATCGACCGCCTCTCGCAGCGCGTCCACGACTCGAACGTCAGGCAGGCGTTCTACATGGACAAGCGCATGTGGGAGAACGTGTGCACGCTCTACAGCCGCATGACGCGCGGGAACGCCATCACGTTCCAGCACGTCGAGCAGCGCAAGGAGAAGCGCCTGTTCGGCATCCCCGTCCGCATCCAGGACTGCATGAAGGTCGCCGAGGAGGTCGTCCCCGCGATCGCGTAAAGTAACCGGCGGAGCGCGGCAAATGCGCCGCGCGAAGCCACCAACAACCAAAGAAAGGTAAACGAAAATGATATTCGACAAGCTCTCGCTCTTCGCGGACGGCAAGACGCTCACCGTGAGCGCCTCCAACTCCACGTCGATCAACCACTACTCCAAGGTCATCGACCTCCGGAAGAACCAGAACATCGAGATCGACGGCGGCCTCAAGATCTACGGCCAGATCGTCGGCACGGTGAACGCGTCCGGATCCGTCAAGACGATTGTCCAGACCTCCGCCGACGGCGCGTCCTGGACCGACCTCGCCTCGCAGACGCAGGACGGGCACCTCCTTATCGGGATGTTCCTGCCCTTCGGCCTGAAGCGGTTCATCCGCCTCAAGTTCGTCACCACCAGCGCCGCGAGCGCCGGGACGGCCTACACGATCGCGGTCAAGGCCGGGTTGGTGGACCAGTTCGACCAGGGCGACTTCCCGTCCATCCAGTCGTTCCCGCCCCTCGAGGACCTCGCGACCGACGACTTCGCCACCGACCTCGCGGTCTCGGCGACCACCGCCACGATCACCAAGGGCTCGAGCGGCACGGTCACCGAGACCGCCGGCAAGGTGACGGCCATCGAGGCGCCGACCAAGTACACCGTCACGGTGAGCGGCTCGACGGTCACGATCGCCCTTGCCGCAGACGCGGCGACCGGCACGGTCAGCCTCTTCGGCGGCACCGGCAACAAGGTGGACGTCGCGGTCACGGCCCAGAACGCGGGCTAAGGCCATTAAACGGCAACGCCCTTCGCCCGCTCATTTGATCCGGCGGGCGGAGGGCTGTCTTCAACCAACTTAAAAGGAGCAACATGACTATCATCGCAAGGCGCAGCGTGCAGCTGAAAGGCCACATCTACTCGAAGGGCGAGCCGGCCGAATGGAACGGCCCGATCGACAGCCGCATCGCGGCAAACTTCATGACGAAGGACGGCAAGGACCTGATGGTCAGCACCGGGAACGGGAAACCGGAAACGGGGAACGGCGAGAAGGGCGCGTCTGCCGACAAGGGACAGCCCGCGAACGAACAGGGCGCCGAGAAGCCCGCTGGCGAGAAGGGCGGCGACAAGATTACGCTCGAACGCATCGAGAAGCTCGTCAAGGAACTTGGACGGAAAGGCATCGAGCAGAAGCTCGACGAACTGGGCGTCGGCTATCGCCCGAAGATGAACGAGAGCCAGCTGGCTCTACTCCTCCTGCAGCAGCAGGGCGAGGTCTAACACACGGCAAGGGAGGGTCTTGAAATGGCGGAAACTGTCACGGTCGCATTGGACTCGGGCGCGCTCCTCGTGGAGGACGGCGTCTTCCATTTGGGAGAGAAGGCGCCGCTCGCCTTCACCGGCTACACGCCGGCGGACGGCAACACGATCCGCCTGACGCTGTTCGACCGCGACGGAAAGACGCCGCTCGCGGACAACCACGAGGACGCGGGCATCCTCGACCTGCGCGGCGAAAAGCTGCGCAAAACGTTCCACATGGAACGCGGCAGCAGGGTGTTCGCAGCCATTGCGACGGAATACACGCCTGGCGGCGAGTCCACCGGAGAGGTGCTGGCGACGGGCCAGATCCCGGTCGCGTGGTCGCCGCTTGTATTCGACCCGTCGACGGGGGAGCCTGCCTCGCTCAGGGGGCCACGAGGATATCAGGGAAATGAAGGCAAGTCGGCCTACGAGATGGCCGTGGAGAAAGGATACTCGGGGAGCGAGGAGGAATGGCTGCAGAGCCTTAGGGGCGACAGGGGGCTTCCGGCGTCCATCGCGCTGATGCGCGAGCGGACGGGGAGCCGTCTGTGGCACATCGTGGCGCTTTCGCAGAACGAGGATGGCGTATGGGTGATGGACGTGGACCAGGACGCGGGGGAAGGAGACGGCGCGTTCGACGCGGAGGTGAAGGCGCTCGGCACGACTGCTCTGCGCGCGCTTGCGGCGCGCTTCGCGGAGCATGTCAACGTCAAGGACTTCGGCGCGAAGGGGGACAGCTTGACCGACGACTCCGCGGCTTTCGAGGCCGCGGCAAAGGCCGCGCCTGTGCTGGGCAACATAGTCACGTTGGACGGCCCGATCGGCCCTCCGATCTGCCGCGTACACGTGCCGGCCGGGACATACCTCGTTTCTCGCTGGCTGGATGTAGGCAACAGGGATGTGCATTGGGAGTTAGACCAAGGTGCCGTAGTCGGCAGTTTGGTCAACGGTGTTTTCGACGCTGACCAAGGCGCGAAGAGGCTGAACGGCGTGATTGTCCGTCCGTTCGAGAGATTGACGCGCCGGGACCCGGTCTTCTGCCGCGACTACGCCTGCGGCTTCACGGCCACCACGGGGGGGAGTTACGGCGACAAGACCGCGCCAGTCACGGGGTGCAGCTCGGCTGCTCAGTACTCGATAAACAACATTGACCAGGTTGGAATCGCGGGAACTGCCTATGCCCGGCCGCCAGTTGCGGCGGTCAAGGGCTCTGCGGAGGGCGGCGAAGGCGGAACCTCCGTGGCATACGACAACAGCGGCCCGGACGGCACGGTGACATTCGCGCTCTCCGCGCTGAACGACAACGGCAACAACGGATCCACAGTCGCGCTGCGCCGTCTGCGCAAAGGCATGCACGTCATAACGCGGCACACGCAGAAGCTGATGGGCATCCTTGGGTCGTGGGAGGAGGACGGGGCGAATGTTGTCCTAACCATGCAGGGCAAGTGGTACGAGTATCAGGGATTTGTGCCTAATGGGACCGCTGTTGAGGCGCCAGACACGCCAACCGCCGACTACGGCATGGACATAGGCGTCATTACCAAGGCGTTCGGCGGAAACTTCGTCATGGAGCTTCCTGCCGGCTGCTATGCGAAAGAGGGAATCGGCGTCGAGGTTGACGTGAGGAACTACAATGGCGACGCCAGCGAAGACGTGAATGACAAGGAAAATCGGACATGGGGCGTCCTCGCGGGGAACGGCGGCAACTCTTTGGGCCAGATTGGATTCATCTCCAAGGGCGGCTGGCGATACGGGTTTGCTTTTTACGACATCGGCGCGGGAGGCCACGCATTTGCCTCGTTCAATAGTTCGGGGGAGAGGACGTACTGGATTTCCTACGCCGGACATGTCTACACGGGTCGCAAGAACCGCTCCGACCATACCAGCAGCGACAGGATAATTGCCTTCTTCATAAAAGGATGGTCGGTTCCCGATGTTCAGCTGACGTTCATCGGCGGCTCCGACAGCGACAACAACGGCGAGAACGGCACGATGCGCGTGATGGGCTACACGGAGTTCAAGCACGACATATGCCCGACGACAAATGGCGGCGCTTCCTGCGGCAAGAGCAACAGCAAGTGGTCGGAGGTCTACGCCGCGACCGGCACGATAAACACCTCCGACGAGCGGGCGAAGCAGGACGTGGCCGCGATCCCCGACGCGGTGTTCCGCGCGTGGGGCAGGGTCAATTTCTCGCAGTTCCGCTTCAGGGACGCGGTGGCCGCCAAGGGCGACGCGGCGCGAATCCACATGGGCGTGATCGCGCAGAGGGTCGTCGAGGCGTTCGCCGCCGAGGGGCTGGACGCGACGCGCTACGGCCTCCTCTGCTACGACGAGTGGGACGACGAGTACATCGACCACGAGGTGATCGACCAGGAGGCGCAGTACGACAGGCAAGGGCGGCTCGTCGCGGAGAGGGTCACACATGTCGAGCGGGAGCTGGTGCACAGCGCGGGGAGCATTTACTCCATCCGCTACGACGAGGCGCTGGCGCTCGAGTGCGCGTACCAGCGGTGGCTCGGGGAGCGGCGCGAGGCGAGGATCGCAGAACTTGAAAGGAGGCTTGGATGAGCGTAGCAAAGATGGCATCGGAGGAGTACGTCGACAGAAAGGTCGGCGCAAAGTACACCAAGCCCGGAAACGGCATCCCCTCAAGCGACATGGCCTCCGAGGTGCAGTCGTCGCTCGGCAAGGCGGACACGGCGCTCCAGCAGCACCAGGACATATCCCACAAGGCCGACAAGGACACCACGTACACAAAGACCGAGGTCGACGAAAAGCTCCAGGCGGTCAAGAATGGCTCGCGTGTGGTCGTGCAGGAACTTCCCGAGTCTGGCGAGCCGCTTGTAATCTACATGGTGCCGAAGTCCACGGCCCAGACGAACAACTCATACGACGAGTACATCTGGCTTTCGACCGGCGCATGGGAGAAGATCGGCGACACGACGATCGACCTCTCCGGCAAGGCCGACAAGGTGGCGAACGCGACGTCGGGCAACCTCGCGGGGCTCGACTCGAACGGCAACCTGACGGACAGCGGGAAGAAGCCCGCCGACTTCGCGTCCGAGGCGGAGGCGGAGGCGTTGCGCGACGGCAAGCTCGACAAGTCTGGCGGTACGATGACGGGCACCCTCGGAATGATGGGGGACATTAACCTGCCAGTCGGCAAGACACAACACAGGCTTGGGGTCGTTGATTCCTACGACGAAAACGAGGTCTACATCACGCCGACACGTAAAAATACAGGCGCGTCCCTTTCGTCGCTGTTGGACATCGCGCCATTCTACGGCTCATCGACCTCTTATGTCGTGGGTCAACTCTGCATCAAGGACGACGCTCTCGTCAAATGCACGACCGCTGGAACGGGAAGCGCGGCGGTATTCGCGGAGGCCACAGTCGAGGACGTGCTTGCGGCGCTCCGCACGGGCAAGGCTGACAAGCCCACGACCTTCACCACGGGCAACCTCGCAAAGTTCGACGCGAACGGCAACCCGACGGACAGCGGCTACCGCTTCGAGGTGCGCAACGGCGTCCCCTACATCATCGAAACTACAAATGACTAAGGAGCAACCATGTCTGAAATCGCAACAACAATCGCAACTTACGCGAACCAGCAGGCGGCAAAGGCCGTCGTGGACGCAATCAAGACCGACACGACCTCAATACTACAGAAGCTCGGCAACGTCGCCGCGACTGTCGGCACCGTCCGCCACGCCCGCGTCAAGACCTCCGCGAACGGCGCGTCGCTCTACTTCGGCGACCCGAAGGACGCGGAGATCAACGGCCTCTATACGGCCTTCTGGTCGCAGACGGTGATCGTCCGCAAGAACGGCTCCGCACCGACTTCGCCAACCGACGGAACGGTCGTGCTGACGAACACTACGCGCAACGCCTACCTTGAGACGCCATTCGTCGATTCCGCCTACACGAGCGGCGACGTCTACCGCGCCTTCTGCTATTCGACAAACGGCGCGGTCAATTCCTCGACAGACGGCATCTTCCGCTCCTATGTTCTCTATGGCTTCTTCTGCGACGAGACGGACGCGAACGAGAATACCGCCGTCCACTATCTCGGCGACTGCGCGAACTTCGCGCGTGGCTACATGGACTTCGCCAACGACCGCTGGGAGTGGGGCGACTGGCAGGGCGCGTTCTTCCACCCGTCGCCGTGTATGCTCAAGACGAACGGCACGGTAGACTACTACCTCGACCCGTCGAACTACAAGAAGCGGGCGGACGGCGTGACGGCCTCCGACGTGACCGATTCCAGCTACGACGGCAACGCCATGATGGAGTGGTCGCCCGTCTACGTCAAGATCGAAAAGCCGAGCGCAGACTCCGCTGGTTGGTACTGCTGGGTCTCCGACGTGAAGGTGGACGAGAACTTCGAGTGCTGGAGCGCGAAGAAGGCCGACGGCACCTACGCGCCGCACTGGTACACGGCGATATACGAGGGTTCTGTCTTTTCGTCGAAGCTCCGCTCGCTCTCGACGGACGCGTTGCCGAACTGCCAGACGAATGCGACGAACGAGCTGACCTACGCACGTGCGAACGGCGCTGACTACACGCCATCGACCTACGCCGACGAAACGCTCATCACGCTCCTCGGCGTCCTTGTCACGGGGCGGCTCAACTTCCAGGAGTCAATTTGCGGCGCGTACACTTCGGCGTCCGCACGCTCCATCAAGTGCGGCTCGGCAGACGCAAAGGGGCCGTTCTACGGCGTCAACGACGGCTCCTATATTTCCAACAAGATGTTCGGCATGGAGAACAAGTTTGGGCATCTCTGGAACCGCGTCGTCGGCTGCACGCTCATCGACGGCGAGTGGTACGTCAAGCTCACGAAATCCACCATCGACGGCTCGTCTGTCGGCGACTTCGTGACGGCTGACGCGGCATCCGCCTACGCGGGCTACATCGCAACGGCGCTGACGTGCCCGTACGGCAACCCCGGCTACATCACGCAGCTCGGCAAGAATAACATTGCGGCGACTCTGCCGATCCGAACGGGCGGGACGACGACATCGTACTACTGCGACGGCGAATACTCGACGAGCGGAACGCGCGGCGTCCTTCTCGGCGGCGATCTGGCCTCCGGCTTGCTTGCCGGGCGCTTTGCCTGCAACGCGTCCCGCGCTCCGTCGTCCCCGCTCTGGGACTTTTCGGCCTCGCTTTCCTGCAAACCCTTTTGAGGGGTTGCAAGGGGAAACCTCCCCTTGCCGACAACTTGAACATCAACACTAAAACAACGAAAGGAGAAACCTACGATGTTCTCGAGAACTGAATCGGCCACAAGGCCGCGCGAAGTCGAGCCGCTGAAATACGGCAACGTTCGCGTCAACCGCAACGTCGAGGAAGTGGAGCGCGACGGCACTACCGTCTTCGTCTACGAATCGGCGGTTATGACAGAGGCGGCATATGCCGCGTATGCCGGAGCAAAGGAGGCGGAGGCGAAGCGCGAGGCCGCCGTCATCGACGACTATACGCTCGCGCTAATCGAAGAGGGGGTGCTGTAATGAGGCAGTTCGTCGAATCGCTGAGGCGGCTCTACAAGGCGGGCCGCGTACCTTTAGGCAAAATCAAGGAGTACGTCGCGAGCGGGAAGATAACAAGCGCGGAGTACGACTACATCGTGGGGTAGCGCCATGACACTCGAACAGCAAAAGCAAATTGAGCGCGAGTTCAAGGCGGGGTTGCCCATGATCGAGTGGCGCGCGGAGTAAACGAAAGGAGCTGACTACACCATGTGCATGAAGGGTACAAAAGAGGAATGCGTCCTTGTTGAGCGGATGACGAAGGTCGAGACGAAGCAGACTTTCATCATCGGCGGGATGATTGTGATGTTTCTCATGATCACGTTCATGACGCTCAAGATGCTGAACGCGCAGATATTCCTGCTGACAGGCAACGACGGCCTGCGCACGATCTCGGTCGAG